TGTAGATTCGTCATATTCACCCCGAATGGATGACATCAGCTGTCCAGTATCAATTGCATCAAACGATGCAATATTTGCCTTTGCAATATCCACACCTTCAGCGGTAAGTCTTCGTCCGACTTCGTCCATCTTCCGAATCACTTCGTCTGATGTTAGCTGTAGCTGTTTGATCGCATCCTCAATACTGCTGACATCCAGGGTGCACTTGATTACTCTTCTCACTGCACAGTCACCTGCCGTAAGGTGATACTGAACACTGTGAGAGTGTGGGCAACACGGGTAACAATGTAGTTATACGGGACATCAAATGTGCCGTCTTCCTTAAGATGTGGTTCTTCTGTTCCGTACCAAACCACGCTTGCTTCCGTAATCGGCAATGTCAAATCATCGCACACTATGACACGGTCATAATCGACCGTTTCACCGAATTGACGCTGTGTTACGTTAGCTGTAGCACGGTTGATGGTAGAACCAGAAGAAGCAGAAACATTCCCATAAGCCATCACTGGGGCTTCATATGTGACTTTCCTGTTTCCAGTATGAAGTCCATCCCGAAGGATTTCCTCTTTGCCCTTATACAGGGCATACCAGAATTTTTGACGATTCCGTCTTAGGATTTTCACACGATCACCCCACAATACGGGACGATCTGCGACAGCATGTCCTTCGGGATATCTGCCGTAGGCCAGGTACGGTTAATGCCGTTCTCACGGTGGGCGGTTTCACCTTCGCCGCCCCTCTTGTTGAGCAGATAAGCTGCAATCTCACACTGGAGAAAGCGGTATTTTTCCGGGACAGCAAGGCAATCCGTAGGCTTGGCATAGGGGAATGCTCTGCAAATTATCTTGGACCTAGCAATAGAAAGATAGGTGAACAGCGTATCGTCCGTATCACCAGTATCTTCAATCATTGTTTTCAAGATCGAAAGTAGTTCGTAATCCTTCTCAATCACGCTGTTCACCCCCTTCATCACTTCGTGATCTTAACGACCTTAGTGTCATCCGTAAGAGCCGCCAGATAGTACTTACGGGCGAAAATCCAGTTCTCACGAACATTGGCTTCTTCCTGGGAGCGGGGCGGCTGTTCGACTTCAACACCCTTCTTATTGAACAGCGTGACAGCTTCCTTAGTCGCAAGAATGATCGTGCCAGTGACGGCATCCTTCTTGGTGTAGAGGTTAGTGCCACCCACAGTGCCAACATATCCCTGACGGGCGAACGCTTCGATATACTGGAGAGAATCCTTCAGGTTCTTACGGATTTCAGCCATATCGGTAGCATTGACGAAAGCGAAAGTGGAAACACCCTCAAGGTTTTCCAGATTCAGCACTGCCTGTGCATCCACAAAGGCATCGAAATCGAACTTGGTTACAGTCACAGACTGACTGCCCTTGTTGTATTCTGCGAAGATATCAGCATTGACAGTGTTGAACATGTCAGTACCCATATGACGCACACCAACCGGGACAACCATCGGATCAGTCATGACTTCCTCGTCATAGTACTTAAAGCGGTTCTGAGCCATCTGAATCACGTAAGTTTCAGGCGTGAAACCGACTTCAATGGTCTTAGTGTTGCCAGCACCCATTGCCAGTTTTTCAGTACCATTGGTTGCACTGTAGCGGTTGATCTTCTTGGTCATACCGGCAACACCAACGAGAGTGTTATCTACAGTGCAGAACTGCTGGAGATCAAGGTGGGAGTTATACTGGTCTTCAATTTCATTCGCCAGATAAAAATTGCTATAAATAGTATTTGGCATTACTCATCAGTCCTTCCATATAATCGCTCATACTCCTGCTGATGATCTCTCTGGTATATAAACCGTTCCTGCGGAGACATCTTGCGGAGTTTTTCAAGTGTCATAGTGCTGTTTTTGTCGTTGTCCGTAGACTTCGGACGGGGAGTGTCTCCAAGAGTCTCTTTGCGAATCTTCTGCTCCAAGCTCTCTGTGAACTTCTTCTGGTTTGCAAAAACAGTGTCCATATCGCCATCAACAATAGCAGTAGCTGTGGACTCAGCCATCGCTTCCTCATAACCCATAGCAATGTACTTGGCCTTATGTTTTGCGATGGTGCTTTCCTTCATGAGTTCGTTGTACTTCTTCTCCATCTCGTCATAACGCTCTTTGTCTTCAGCCTTTTTCCGCTCGTCATCGTCCATGCGGTCTTTCAGTTTCTGCTTCAAAGATGCGATATCGTGGGATGCTTTGTCATACATGTCTTTGCTTACAAACTTTGTCATGTCCACTTCATCTGGTACACGCAATGCTTCCAAAGCTTTGACTTTTTCTTCAAGTGTCATGTCAGCATATCCGCTGATTTTTGATGTATCGATCCTAGCCATTTTTGTTATTCTCCTTTGCGTTTTCAGTCTTCTCTGACTCTTGCGATTTAGGTCTTCTCTGACACAATTTGCGATTAACGACTTCTCTGTCGAAAAAGCGGAGACTTCCGCTTAATGTCAATCACCGGGTTCTAGCCAGCACCTACAGTTGTAGTGCGGCTTGGGCGGGACTTCACGGATTCGGTAGCGGATTCCGTCACGTTCTTTGCACACTGTGCAAGTCCGCTCATCTTTCTCTGCTCTCCAGATCACATGCTTCTCTCCAGCCCATTCCATAACTTCTTCTTCCATCTCGTCTGCACAATCAATTGCGTACTGCATCGACTGCGTATACATGAGATCGATTGTCTTCTTACATGCTTTCTGATATCTTAGGAAATCATTCAGGGAGATTGCCGTCATCAATTCCTCGACCGCACGTAAGCGTTTCCGTTCCCATTCGGGAGCGTATCTATAACCTGTTGTTGGGTTGTAAGACTTAATGATTTTGTCTACCACATGCTGACTCTTGGGCTTAGTCGCTTCATCCAGATCATCTCGATCCTTGAAGAATTCATAGATCGCCCACCATTCGACATAGTCGCAAATCTTCGTGTAGTTCTTTCGATTCATCTCATCGACTTTGGAAAACAACGTCTTGGTTTCCTTCTTCACACGGAGAACATGCAACTGATCGAATGGCATGAGAGACAGCTTGCGGTATTCAGTCGCCAGTTCCTGTTTCAGACGTTTGAGGTATTTATCGGTCTGCTTATACATCCTCATCACCGTCATCATTCAGGTTGGCATCATCGGTTTCCTTCTCGTCATCCTCAGTTTCATCAACTAGCTGCGCTTCAATCTTTGCCATTTCCTGATCGTAGTACGCCTGACTCATGGAGTAGGCTTCTTCAGGATCGGTAAACATTCCGCAATGCGTGAATGCCAGAAGAGGATGAATCTTAGACTGGGATAGCATCTGGACGAGCACCTGAGACTTGCTCTGGATTGCTTCGTAGTTACGTCTGGTGAACTTCATCTCAACATCACGAAGCAGGAGAGACAGTGTTCCCGACTCACGGCAGATTGCCAGGACAAGCTTCAGCATTTTCTTCTCAGAACGCTTGAAGAACTTTTCGTGACCTTTTGCCCATCCTTCAGCAGTGCTCCAGCCATCACGGTAGATAACTGCTGTGCCAGTGTCGCTTGTGCTCGATCCACCATTTCGATTCGGCATTCCGCAGATGGTCAGAACAGCGTTGTAAAGGTCTTCTTTCAGCGTATGCGTCTGGCTCTGGTTGATGTCATTGGTCACCATGTCAACATCGGCTTGCTGTCCATCAAGGCTCTTTACCTTGATAGCACCCATCTCTTTGAGTGCTTTGAACTGCTCCTCGTCAATGTCGCAATTGATGAACTTGATGAATGCCTGGATGGTCTGTTCGACTGCGTCCATAGAGTTGCTATCCAGATTGTTGATAGCATCAAGAAGCGGTAGGACAACTTCGAACGAACCCATCCTTGCGGAGTTGGCAGGATATTCGAAAACAGGACACATCCCAAGACGATGGGGAGTTGCGGACACGATGATGTCATCATCGATTTCATAGAACGTGTCCTTGGTGTAAATCGAAAAATGATTCACATGATTCTTGTCTGTCGTGTATGTAACCGACATCAATGGACGATGATCAATGCCGTTGCTGTACACGATGAATGTGTTCCTGGGATCGAGCGTATAGATATTGAATGGGGACTCCGCATCAATGTCTCCTACGGAACTGTCCGGGAGAATCATTCGGAACGCTGTGCCACAAAC